TAACTATTAGTGGTACGATCACGATTCCATCAGGGAGTACATTTGTAATTTTATAATGAGCACATTAGAAACAAATTTAATTCAACCAGCTACAGGCACATCTTTAACTTTAGGTGCATCAGGGGATACTATAACCATCCCTTCAGGGGCTACACTTACTAACTCTGGAACTGCAACAGGATTTGGAAAAATTTTACAAGTTGTGTCTGCAACAGACAGCACACAAAGAACAACCACATCAACTTCGTATGTTACTGGATCAAATACTTTATCTGTATCAATAACACCATCTTCTACTTCAAATAAAATAATGATAATTGGACATACTTCCATACACAATACAACAGCTAATAAATCTGTTTATCTAACTGTTTATAGAGCAAGTTCAAATATTACAGTAGCTAACGGGTTTGTTAATTATTATACTACAAGTGGATATGATTACAATTCAAACGCATTTACATTTCTTGACAGTCCTTCAAGCACTTCATCTTTAACGTATCAAGTTTATTTTAAAGTCGATAGTGGTTCAACAGGAGCAATAAATTCTAATACTACCACAGGAAGTATTACATTAATGGAGGTAGCTGGGTAATAATGGATAAAGTTATAAGAGCAATATTAAAAATAAATCCTAGCGCAGAAGTATCTGTGAGTGGAGATGATGTTAATCAAATTACATGGGAAAATGGCACTACACCAATTTCTGTTGCAGATATTCAAGCACAGATACCTGTGGTTGAACAAGAGACTGCAGAAGCAGCAACAAAAAAAGCTAATGACAAAGCATCAGCAGATGCTAAATTAAAAGCTTTAGGATTAACAGACGACGAAATAGAGGCATTTAGATCATAATGGCAAACGGAACATTAAAAGTATCGAATATACAAACGAGCAGCGGATCAGGGACTATTACTATTGGTCAATCTGGGGAAACTATAACTGTACCTAATGGTGCAACTATTTCTGGAAGTATTGCTAATACACCAGCGTTTGAAGCTTTTCAAAGTGCAGCTCAAACTCCTAGTTTATCTACATATGTTAAGTTAACTATGACATCGGAAAGTTTTGATACTGACTCAGCGTATGATGCAACAAATTCTAAATTTACAGTTCCATCTGGTAAAGCTGGAAAGTATTTATTTTTATTATCAGCTGGTGGATATGATAATGATACAGGATTAGATATTTTTAGATTAGTAATTTATAAAAATGGGGCTCAAGTTAGATTTGATAATATTCTTGATACTGATCAATCTTCAATACAAACTTCTTTTGGTACTTGTGTTGGAATTTTAGATTTAGCAGCAAGTGATTATATAGAGGGATACATATACGCATCATCAAATGGTGGAACTTATACTACTCTAGCTTCAAGTTCTGATCTTTTACAAACAAGATTTGCGGGGTATAGATTAATAGGATAAATTATGACAAGTATATTAAAAGTAGACACGATACAAGACACAGACGGTAATAACATTATCAACGAAAGTGGTAATACGATTACTATCGGTGCATCTGGTGACACGACAAATATTATAGGAACTTTACAGAATGATGGTGCTGCTGTTGGTGGAGCTAACACTCCAGCTTTTAGTGCATATTCTTCTGGTAACATATCCATTACAAATGCAACAGAAACTACAGTAGTTTTTGATAGCGAATACTATGACAGTGCTAGTGCTTACAATGTATCTGATGGAAAATTTACACCTCAAACTGCTGGAAAATATTTTATTTCATACGCATTTACACTTGATAGTGGACAAGACAGCAATTTACAATATGCCTATGGATACATAGAAAAAAATACAACGAATTTACTTTACACAAAATTAGATCATAGAGGTAATCCTGGAAGAAGTGCGATTATAAATGGTTCAGTAATTGTTGACATGAATGGTTCATCAGATTTTATTAGAATACAATTATATGTTTATGCAGATATTACAGGTTCAGGTTTTATAATTGAACCAAGAGGAACTTTTTCAGGATTTAAAATTATAGAATAGGATAAATTATGGCAATAACTAGACTAGGAGCAAATCAATCAATAAACTTAGCAAGCAATGTTACAGGAACATTGCCTACGGCTAATGGTGGTACAGGTGCATCTAGCTTTGCAGCAGGAAAAATTTTAAATGTTTATCAAGCTCAAACAAATACAGCAGTTACTATAGCACAAGCAGATGGATATACGGCAATAGGTTTATCACAAGCAGTAACACCTACCTCATCATCTAGTAAATTTTTATTAATGCCAAAAATACATTACTCTGCATTTGGAGGAGCTGAAGGATTTAATTTAAAAATTGTAAGAGCAATATCTGGTGGTGCATCTACTGACATAAATGCTTTTCCAACAAACGGTAATTATTTAAGATACATGGATGCTGCTGCAAATTTTTATGACTACTTTAGTTATGATTGGCTAGATTCACCTTCAACAGCATCAGCCATTACATACTCTTGTCAAGCTGCTGTATATGGTTCTGATAGCACTAAATTTAGTGGATATAATTCTCAAACTTACAGCATGCTTACTATTCTTGAAGTAGGAGCATAATAAATGCTTGGTCATACTTCCATATCTGCTGCACCGATAGCTACATCAATATTTAATCCAAACGTCACTATTAATGTAACAGGTAATGCATTAACTCTTGCAGTTGGTAGTTCTTCAGCGTTAGCAGGAGCACTTGCAACACCATCCGGAAGTCCATTAACTTTAGGTTTTGGTTCATTAACAATTAGTGGAGCAGCTAATGTAACACCTACAGCTACACCATTTACTTTAGGTGTGGGCACAGTCACAGTAACAGCTGCAGCAAATGTAAGTGTATCAGGAAATCAATTGACCATTGGCACAGGAAGTGTTACAGTATCAGCAGCGGCAAAAGTGTTACCAACTGGTGTGCCGATGACGCTA